TCTCATCCTCAAACTCAGGTTGCATTGCTTCCATGATCTTGTCAAAGATCTTCTTGCCAAACTTGTAGAGGAAGACACGACCCTCGTTCTGAGGATTAGCAGCATCCTTTACAACATAGATGTTGGCATAGTAGGACAGTTTACGCTTCTGCTTACGAACGGTGTCCTTATCAGCATCGATACCACTGTTCCACAACTCACGGTTGTGCTCAGACACAGGATCTTTCTGATTCAGAGTGGTCAGGGAGTTCTCGATGTACCAACCACCAGGACCTTGGAAGGCATGAGAATAAATCTTTGCCCAAGGAAGTTCTTCTCCTTCAGGTGCGGGCAGGAAACGGATGACGGCATAACCATTACCAGTCTTGTCCATTTCGGGTTTCCAGAGACGGTCATCTCCACCGCCACCAGTATTATTCATCTTCTCAACTTCCTTAACCAGTTTGGAAGTCAGTGAACCAAGAGAAGATTGCTTCTTAAGATTTGCGAACGACATTCGGATTACCTCGGATTTGTACGGATTTGGCTTGTGTGTACCCAGTTATTCTACAGGTCAGAACCAGTTTTGTCAATCTGATTCTTCATCACCTCAAGCATTTTGGACATGTTGTTGAATATTACACTCATGTCAGTCCCTTTCGGGAGACCCATCATCACTGCAGATTCAATGATTCTTTCTTTCATTTGTTTTGCCTCAGGGTCATCAGACAAACTCAATCTTGTATAAAGAACTTTCTGTTTATCCAGAAGTCTTTCCAACATACTCACATGAAACATTTTTTCTTCTTTATTCATTGAAGAAAATTTAAAGACATTACGATAAATGTCTTCTTGCAACTCACTAATCTCTGTCATCTCTGCACGGACAACATCGGAATCGAAAAAACTCATTTACCCTAAGACGACCTGTTTAAGAATTTGTTTGTAACGGGATACCTCAATATTTAGGAATGGAGAATATTTTTTCATTCTAAGACTGACGGTTTCCCACACTGGATCTAAAAGTTTCTTATCAAATGTATTCCCGAACAGGAATATTCTATCGTATATCACTAATGTTTCTATACTAATTGTCCCGTTCAGGAACTTTTTTAGAACAGGTGGATGACCTTTTGAGCAATCAAAAACCTCATCTACCTTTTGATTTTCAAACAACCTTTCACTCTCTTCTTTAAAAACATAAGAGAGTGATTGGTTTCTTTTTTTCCATGCAGTGTATCTATCTTCACCTTCTCGTATCATCTCTCCTATCCAAAGCTTACTTGGATCAGTGCAGGTGATAAAGTTAGATACAAAAAACTCAATGACTTCTTGATCTGATTTATTTCGTGATAGTTTTTCAAACCAGAAACGATCTTTCCGTTTGTAGAAAGACTGAACGGTAGCACGACTCTTCCCACAATACTTGTGGTAGTCATACTTCTCTTTGGTGAAGTGATTCTTCAGAGAGAGGTATTGTCTGTAGGCATCAAACGGCATCATCAAAAAAGTAATATAAGGATTTTTTGCCGGGAAAATTTTTTACCCTAAAATGAAATCAAAGTGGCAATTTAGCACGGGAACTTCTCTTCAGAAAGTTAAGTTCCATTGCTTCATACTTGATCTTTTCTTTCAATGGTTTAGAGATTAATTTTGGAACCGACTCAAGATCAATGCTGTTCTTTTCACAGAAGTGAACAACAGCATCAATATAACTCATCTGCGTTTCGTTGTGAACAAGAGACTCAATCTCTTGTGCGAATCGAGAAGGGCAGAAGAATTTATTTTCTAATGCTTTTTCCAGTTCATTCTCCATTCTCTGTCCTAAGATTGTGAGATACAAATTCTTTAATATATTGAACTAATAACTTAATATAATCCCCTTTGTTCCTTTTGTCAAATACTTTCACTTCACCACCTGGAGTAACCATAAGAGTGATGAGTTTCTTGATAGGGATTCCAGTCATCTCATAGTATGCTGACGCATAAAACATCTCTTGAACAAAGTAATTCTCAATCCATTTTTCAGGTTTGATTTTCTCAGATGTTTTAAAGTCAATGACTGCTAACTCTCCTTCATACTCTGCGATACAATCAACTCGTCCTGCAAGTCCGAAGTATTCAGAGTAGAGAGTTCTCTCGATAGCATGAATATTATTTATCTTATCTAATTCAGGCTTCAAATGATAAAACATAAACTTAGATGCTGGAAGATAATTGTTCCAGTCAAGTTCTTTATTCAGTAGATAGTCTTGTGCTACCTCGTGAAAGTCAGTTCCTCTTGCAGTTGCCTTCTTAGTGATACGATTTGCTTCTTCAATACCAACTCTCTTACGCCAGTCAATAAAGATCTGTCGATTATAGAAAGAAGTTACAGACGTAATAGAAGGCACCCAGTCTCCATTGGGAAGGTTATAGAGACGGATGCCATTGGTTTCTTTTTTGTTTAATTCAATGTCACCGAGATAATTATGATGAGTAAAGGTCATAGATTAAGTTCCATCTTCGCAAGTAAGTATTCTTTCACCAGTCCAGAACGAACAATATCTTCGACTCCAAACTCAATAACATCAACAGAAGGCATGATACGAAGAACTTTCATGAAATCTGCAATGCCATTTCTCTCTCTGTCTTTTAGAAGATCAGACTGAGTGGCATCACCGCAGAACATAATCTTGGAGTCTTGTCCAATCCTTGTAATGATACTATCCAGTTCATGATAGTTCAAGTTTTGGAATTCGTCAACGATAATGATTGCATTATCAAGTGTAGTTCCACGAATAAAAGATGTAGACCAGAATGAAATCGTACCTTGTGTTTTCAGATTTCCATACAGCATTTCAAAATCAGAATCCGTAGGCATCTCAAACATGTATTTCACCATGTTCTTATAAGGAATCTGGTAGAGAGAAGACTTATCCTCATGGTCACCTGGCAGGAAACCGATCTCTCTGGTTGCTACAAGGGATCTAACGATGTAGATCTTCTCATAGGGTGTCTTCTCATTCAACACGTCTTGTAGGGCATTGTAGAGGGTGATGAAGGTCTTTCCTGTACCTGCACACCCATATGCTACAAGGTTCTGATCATTTTTATAGCATCGGAAGAGTTCCTCCTGATTTTCTGTCAGGGGTTCGATCTTCCGCATGAGATCGAGATTGATTGGTTTCTTTCTTTTCATTTGTCGGTTAGACATTCCAAATGGAACTGGAGTTTGAGTCTTTCTTTTTGCTGGCATAGAGGAGAGAGGAATCAGAAGGGTTTAACACGGGATCCTGGTGCTTTTGATGCTTTCTTCAAAACATCATTCCAACCAGGATTCTTTTGGATGAGTTTGTTTTGCCAATCTCCTACTTCCCCTACGTTCATTTGAGTAGGAATGAGTGGCTTGAGATGTGGGTTGTCCTTAAGGTATCCTTCCTTGTCAGACATGTACATCCACTTCTCAAAAATCTCACCAGTGTCGGTGTTTTCAAACCTATACGTTGGCATAAAATAAATCCGATTTCAGTTATTTATTAAACCCATTCCATTGCTTCAGCAACAGCAGGGAACTGTTCAATGAATACTTGTTTAGCAGCATTTGCAATGTCCATGTGCTCCTTCTGAGTACCATGTCCAGAACGCAGATCAATATAATGGATCCATGAACGAACTGTACCGGTCATGTAGATTCTGGTTGGTGTTGCCAAAGGAAGTACAAAACGAGCACACTCCTTAGCAATACCAGCATCAAGCATATCCTGATACAGTTTCATTGCTTCACCAAAATGATGTTGCATTAGAATCTGATACTTCTGAACAGTATAAGGATCTACATCATCAATACTATTCTGTCGATTCTTGGTATCTTGACGACGCAGTTCTGGAAGAGGAATAGTTTTACCAAGCAGAGAACTATCTGCATACCTCTGTGAAAACTCTTGATATGTGAAGGACCTATGACGCAGTATTTGGGCTGCGATACCTCTGGTTGTATTGATCTCCAGAGTCATGCTTGCCTGCTCAAAGATAGACCAGTGCTGATGCTTGATACAATACTTCAGCAAACCAGAGAAATTATCATTCTCTTGGTTATTTGGATTGCTTACCCGAGCACAGTATGCCATGTGTTTCTCAGCATCTGGAGTAACACTAATCAACTTAATCGGGGTATCCATCATCATCTCCGTCATAAAATACTTCGTCGTAATCAGTAATGTGTTGTGAAATTTCTTCGTAGTTCATCTTGTAGGAGTCTACATCAGAATAAACTTCTGACTTTAGACATTCTACCAGAGACTCTAAATTTTTGACAATCAGTTTAAGCTTTTCTTTGTCCATCCTTATCAACCCTGACAGAGTTATTATACACAAAAAAAGAGGGGTAGTCAACCCCTCAAAAAGACTATTGTAGAATCCTCCTACAGATTCGTTTACATGATACCTGATCGTCGTCGCATTCAATTAGACAATTATAATAATCGTTAATGAGATCTGTTTCCTCCACACTCCTATCTAAAGTATTCTCCAGTCTCATTAAGCTTTCGTTCCATCCTGCTAATTGATTGTATGAAATAAGATTATGCATGATAACCT